TACTTGAACAAAGTTAGGTAATTCAAATACCTGTATACCTGCACTATTTCCTCCGGTTCCTAATGCGGGATCTAAAGCTACAGCATAGATAAAGTCTTTGCTAGGTTGTTTATACCATCGAGTTTGCCCCATGTTCATAATAGGAGCTTTACCTTCTAACCCAGCTAAACAGATGCTATTAACTAATGTCTCGTCATAAACTAAAAATTCGCAATTGTATTCTCGTCTAAATCTTTCTTCGCCAATTCTACTTCTTTCCTGTGTTGCCCATGCGTCATCTCTATCTGGATGCTCGCTCCAAAGACATGTGAACGGAAAGAATCCATTAATTCCTACTTCTTGTTCATTGCCGTATTCGTCAAATTTTTTATTTGCTTCTTTCCATATATTAGCAAACGTATCTTCATCGCTATTAGGTGTACTGGTAATAATTGCCTTACCACCTGTTGCCAGTGTCGGCGATATAGAAGTCCAAAACTCATCAGCGATGTTTGGAGGAACAAACGCAAACTCATCACAATACAGTAGCGAGATACTCATACCACGACCAGTATTACCAGTAGTTGTAGTTGATATAATACGACTACCGTTGTCGAACTCAATGCTGCCTTTGTTATAATTAATTACGCCGCAGCGAATATGGTCCGGACACAGCTCATATGCATAACGCACACGTTGCATGATTTCCTGCGAGCCTGTATATTTGTGTGCAGAGATTAGAATGGTCTGGTCCGGGTGAAACATTGCATACCACAATAAGTATCCTGCTGCACAAGTTGTCTTACCCATCTGACGGGGTAACATATTAATATTAAACCTGTGTCCGTGATATGCATCTAGTAATCTATTTTGATATTCAAAAGGCTCGAACAGCATCTTACCTTTTACAGGATGCTGAATATAAAAGAAATTATTACAAAAATAATGATATCCCTGGCTGTCATCAGCACACTGTAGCAAATCTTGAATTTGCAATTCAGTAAAGGATTCTTTTGTATGTGCCTTTTTAGTTAAGACACCATCTAAACTTTTACTTGCCATACTCTTATTTACAATAAAAAAGCGGGCTCAGGGCCCGCTTTGAATGCACGAATGCATATTATTGATTCTTAATATTATTATAAAGAGTGTCTAGTCTATTTTTGATACCTTCTAATGCCATAGGATTATCGCCCCTGTAAGGTTTGTCACTATAGCTATCTTTAGGCTTGTGTAAATCGTCGCCCGTATCTATTGGGAAATTATCTGTGCCCATTGCTACGTCTGGACTATTGGCATATTCATCGCCTAACATCGGCTCTTTTTTCATTATGGATAATCCAGGCATTACGATATCATCGTCATCATGTGAATGATCATGATCGTCAGCACCTTGCTCTAAATTGCGAAGAATGTTCATTAAATCTCTGATGCCGCCACTACCTGAACCATTCATGCTGACATTCATACTGACATTGTCTTGTTGTTTGCTCATAGAAGGCATACTCATAGGACCCATGCCGCATTCGTCCATTTCTTGTTGAACTTCGTCTGCGAGCTGATCTAAAGACTCATCTTTTTTATTCATAGCTTGTTTGATAGCCTTATCTCTTGAACCCATGTATTCATCTTTACCTGATTCAATTTCGCCATCGCCGTCATAGTCTTGTTTTGCTTTTTCTGACTCTTGTACTGGCTGATCTAATTCAGCTATGCGAGCCATTAATTCTTGAAAGTTCATGTTATTTTCCTTTTCTTGGGTCAGGATTACCTTTTTGACCGGTTAATACACTTTTAGATGTTTCACTTTTAGCAGATGCTGCTACTTTTTCTTTAGGTGCAGATTTAGCTAAAATTTTGTCATTAACACCTTTGTATTGTGTAGGTTGCGAATCTTTACTTGCTTTAGATAACTCTTTTAAAAGACTGCTAATTTTTTTATCACCTACTGTATCTTGATAATTTTCTTTTTGATAATCTTGATTTAATAATGCTTCTTTTTTATCAGAATTTAAATGCTCAGTGTTTAATTCAATTTCGTCTTCTTCTTTAAGACTTCTGACTCTGATACAACAAGCATCTAGTCCAGTCTGCTCTGACATATAAGCAGTTAGTACTTGACTAGTAGTTGGATAATCTAGCTCAACATCAAATACAGTCATTTGAGTGTTTTCTAATGTAGGGAAATCTAATAATTTAGGCTGAATAGGAGTAGTTTTGCCCTTGTTAAAACTAGAAACTTTGTACTTTTCTAGTGCGGCTTTCATAGTGTCTTCAATGTGCTCGGGAAGATCACCCGCAATTTTTATCTTAAAAGGATACTTCTTTTCTTCTAAACTTTCAATTAGATAGTCTTTAAATGATTTCATGTTCGATTCCTGATAATATATTTATTTCATATTCTTAAGTTTTTCAATTAGGCTATTGCGATCTGAAATAATTACACCGGTACCAGTTATGTCGGCATCTGTATCATTTCTAGAATCTTGGTCAATTTTTTGCTTTTTCAACTGCAATTCAACCATTTTAAGCTTCTTGTCAATTTTAGCTGCTTTGGCATCAATAGCATTTTTAAGCATAGTGCTAGCCACTTCAAAAACACGCCCACTGTAACGTGCTTCTACATTCATACCTAAATCCATAAGATCATCAAAGGCATCTGTAGCACGTTGAGCTAATGCATCAAATTCTTCATCACTAACATCCCCTAAGCCCTTTACTTGAGGAAGTGCGGCAGCAATTTTATCGAACTCGCTAATATCTCTTAACAAAGGAGCCGCTGATTCAGTAGCTTTTGTTTTTTCTTCTTTTTTGATAATCTTTTTACTTTCGGGCAAGTTCAGAATTTCTTCTAATTTTTTCATATACTTACTTATCTTAGATTTCCATTGTGAAACAAATCTTGCTCGTTTAGCACTCTAAATTTTATGCCTTGTCTGCCACACCATGCTTGAGCAGCTCTCCATTTGACTTGGTTTTTGGCCCACTGTAATTGATTATTGCGATTCTTTCCTGCTTTTTCTAATAATGTTTGACTCTGGGGTTTGACTTCAATTAACTCAGCTTTCATGATACCGTTTTTATCTGCATATTGAATAAAAAAGTCAGGCACATATACTGTTTGACGTCCAGTGAACGGATCTTTATAAGGAATTTTTACGGCTTCACTAGCCCATTTTATAATACGAGGATCTTTATCACAGAAATTCATGAAATACCACTCCCAACTACTTCTGTAAGTTGGCAGATGGTTCCCTACATATTTGTCAGGATTTTTAATTTGAAATTTGCCACGTGCCCAGCGACTCATTGTGCAATATTACGACTTTCAAATGTCTCGTCATTTACAATTAATCTAAAACCTAAAGCACTACTTTTTTCTCTGTACAAGTTTAAGACTTCTGCTACTACTTGACTAAGTTGAACATCTGACAGACCTTCTAAAGTGTCTATCAGTCTCATAGGAGGAACACTGTCGATCCTGGCTTGATTTAATAAAACAATGGCTGTGCTTTTTGCTGCTTGTTCATCGAACCCTCTTTTGAGAAAGAATCCTAATACAGCATCTATTTGATTGCTAGGAAAGGTTATCTGATGAGTAAAATATTTGTCAAAAAAACTGCGAACTTCATCTGCTGTATCTGTACTAGCAGCCGTGGGTAAATTAGTTCTTGTATTCATTATCTACCTAAATTTCTAGCCGAAGCTTGAGTTGAATTATTTTGATTTATATCGCTGATAGGGAATCTTGTATTATTAACGCCACTTACATATTGATTACTAGCTGCTGTTAAACCCCTAACAGTCATATTTTGTAACTCTTGATTAATACCTGTATTAGATAATGCTCTAGTATTCTGATATGTATTCACAGCTCTAATTGCAGTTGCAACAAAATTTTCTGGGCTTGAAAATGCTTGTCCGCTGCTTACTGCTCCAAATACATTTTCCACACCTGCAAGTACACCGCCGGCACCAAATAGTGTCCTTGTACCACCACCACCTAAGCTTATCGGACTAGGTGTTCTGTCATAATGGTCTACAGCGAAACCAGTTGGACTATTAGTTCTAACTCTACCATTATCATAATAAACAGCTTCATATGCCAGGGTCATAGTTTGTTCGGCTGGAGTGTTATTACTATAGTCTAAACTATCGTGGTTCCATGCTGTGATAATTGGATTTACTAAGGTATAGCTGTTCCAATAACGTCTTGCCATTTGGTAAATTACAATCTTATCAAAAAATGGAATGCTGCTATTATTGTCCAAACCATACGGTGCTTTATGAAAAGAACTGTTAAGCATGGCATTTCTTGTATAGGTACTAAACACTCTCGATGTTATAGGATCTGCATAGTAATAACTAAAATAATTTTCCCATAACTGTCTGGTTACACCTAAATTATCATCATGAAACTTAATAGTAATAGGTTGATAGTCAACCTTAGTTTGTACAACTTTTTTTCTATTATATTGATTAAGTGTTTCCGATGTAATAGTATACTTTGGCAAATCAGCACTTTTAACTAAAACATTAATTTCGTTTTGATGTTGATATTTAAAATTTAAACTTTTTAAACTATTTGTGTTGATATGAAAACTAACGTGAAATAAAAACTTATGCTTAGGCATCAGCCTGAAGCTGTCGTCAACGAATGTTCGTGCGGCGTGTCTAAAATCCCCTAAGTTACCTTTAGGATTTAACAAGCCGGTGGTAAATTGTCTAAGTGCTTTACTAGTCATATACTTATTTATTAGTAAAGATTATATACGTAGTTTATAAAAACTCATAAAAAAAGCAGCTTTCGCTGCTTTTTTAATTATACACCAGCACCTGTTGCTAATACACCAACAGTTCTGCCAACGACTGTGCCAAGACCAGTACCAGTAGGAGTTTGAACACAATTATCTGGCTGAATAGTTAAGTCAATTGTTGCAGGAGTCTGCTCACTGTATGCTAATGACTGATAGTTAACAGCAGTTAAGAAGCATCCGTAGCACTCCCAAGTTTCTAAAATTGAAGGAGTGTTAACACCGTTACCACCGTCTAACATTTCAATACGTAAATTGAATTTGTAGTCAATAGCACTAGCTGCTGAACTTTGCTCTAAGAAGTCAAATTGTTTCTGTAACTGTTCGCCTACAAGTTTTTGTACGCTACCACTAACATCGTCACGTAAGGTAATAGCCATGGTCGCCCAAGTATGCTTACCAGCGTAATTAATCTTACTGTTATAAATTTCAATTGTCTGAGGCTGAAAAGACAAGTTTGGTCTAGCTGCGGACTGTACTTGTTTTGTCAACTCGGTTGTTGGAGTTGATACTCCAAAATTTTCAAACATCACTCTAAAGCGATATTTTAATTTTGGCATTAACATACCTTGTGCTGAAGCTGATTGATCGCTAGCTAAAGGTACTGTAAATTTAGATAATGATGAAATTGCCATTTTGTTTTTCCTTTATTAACCTAACGAAGCGATTTCGCCAGTATTCTTTAAGCGTAGTGGAATATAAATGAATTCAACTGCCTTAACTGGTTCAATAGCAATGTCGATGTATAGTTCGTTACGATCAATTCTACTTGGAGTATTGTTACTTTCGTCACATACTACAATGTAATCGTAAATTGCTCTTTGTCCTACTAGTTCTAGTAATAGACTTTCTACTTGAGCTTTTATTTCGTCTCTAGTAATTTTGTCATTGGGTTCAAAAATGTAAGGCTTAGCCAATGCATTTAACTGTCTACGTAAGTAAACTACTAAACGTGCAACATTGATCCTGTCTAATGAACTAGCACCTCTTGCACGGGTCTTCTGTCCATAGTTTACAAGTCCAGTACCTGTGAAGAATGTAATAGGATTAATTTTTTGTTCATAAAGAGTGTCACGTTGTCCAGTGTTTAATGCTACACTGCTGAACTCTCCTTCGGAATCAATATATCCTACTGCTGTTGCATTTGTAATTCCACCACGACGAATACCTGCTGGTGCAAACCAAGGATAAGCAACTTGGTCATTAAGAGCAATAGTTCTTAACATCATGTGACTTGGAGGTACAGCGATGTTGTTACCGAAGTTGTCGCTGCTGAATCCCCATGGATAAAACATACCCATATATTCGTCAAAGCTTGCAGCACCGATGTCATTGTCTTCTAATGCACCGTTTTGATTGCTACCCCATGCTAATAAACTAGTAGCATCTGCTGTTAGACGAGCTGGAGTGTCGCCTACTACGAATGCTGTTAGTCCTCTGTCGTAGTTTAGAGTAATCATTTCGCCAATTAGTTCTGAATATCCTGGGCAAGCTATTAGATTAAACACACGACTTTCTTCGTCTCTAATTTGCTGATTGCTATTTGCCACTGCTTGGAGAGCTTTAACTACAACAGCTCTTTGAGCTTTACGTCCAAAACTACCTGAACCATCTGCTTGATTAGGACTTTCTGTAACCCAACGATGTGGATGATAGCTAGTCATAGGTTGGCCACCTGCACTTTCTTCGGCAGGGCTTGTAGCGAATCTGATATTTCTATCTGTTACATCAATATAATTTCTTTCAAAACGCTTAACGTTAAATCCGCTACGACGTAAGTTCCATAATAGCATACCTCTTGGATATAATGCTGGATCAGGTGCATCTGGATCTACATAGCCGCTTACTATTAAAGCATCAATAGCTCCTGCTTCGTCACTATTAGCACCAGAGGTGTTGTAACGTGCATCTGCAAATAATACGCCGTCTTCAGTAGTTTGATCTGTCTTATCTACTAATACCCACTTGTTTACTGGTTGTCCTGGAAGATCATTGTTAAATTTGTAGATAATAGGATAATTTTCAATATCGCTAGTATCAATCCAGATATCTCCAGTGGCTAAAGCAGTTCCATCGCTTTGTAGTTCTGGTGTAGTAGCACTAACGATAGGTCCTGCTGGATCTGTACCGTTAGCATAAAAAGGACTTGTAGCTGTTCTATATCCAACCCAGTCACTTCCATCATGAATCAATAGGTCTACTTCATCAACTACACTGCTATACCATAATTGACCGTCTTCAGTTAAGCTTGCAGGTGCATCTGTATCTGCAACATAAACTAAAGGATGCCATAAACTTGCAATGAAATCTTGATTTAATTCATCTTCGGCCGGTGCTGTTCTTAAGTTAGCAGTACCTGTACCGTAACTACCGCTTGTTGGTTCAAAAATAAATGCTGCAAATCCCATGTCGCTTAAAGGTGTACTAGTACCGTCGTTGAGTCTAAAATCTCCACCTTTCTTATGAGTAATTACGACTCTATTCGAGCTATCAACACTTGCTTCAATATTAGTAAATCCAGCTGCATTAATTGCAGATACAACTCGATCTGCATCGCTTGCTGATGGAGGATCTGGCACGCTAAATGATACAGTTTTAGCTGTATCTAAACTTCCGCTACCTACTAGACTTTCTGCAATGGTAAAAGTGTTAGTTCCTGAAGTAAATGTACTAGCAGTAATTGCACTAGAACGAATAATTGTAGGTCCTACAGCTGATCTACGGAATAGTTTGAAGTTTGCTCTTAATACATTACCAGTATCGCCTACTCTTTCATTGTAATTGCTTTGAACATAAAGAGCACCGACTGAAATGTTCGCTCCGCCGGCACTAGCGTCTAAACCATAAATTGCAGCATGTCCATTAGCATAGATAGGAGCCGCTAGTGCTTCCCATAGCAATGTTGTGCCATTCCAACGTTTTACGCTCCAGTCTGCTCCGTTGTTAGGATTAGTTGTTTTAATCCATACTGAACCTGTTGGGCGAGGTGTAGTGTCATTTGTTTTCCATGTAGGAACTTCAGTGTGTTTGCTGATTTGTAGTTTAGGAACAAAATAAGTTCCTGCTGTAATACCTAAATCAGTTAAAATTGTACCTGCTGGACCAGCACTGATTGTAACACGTGATGCTGGAGTTAATAAAGTACTGTCCCCGGCATCTGTATCGTCGTGCTCGTAACCATAAATTTCTAATTTGCCATTTACTACAGCAGCCTTAACACCGTTCACTCCAATATTGATTTTTGTAGCAACATCTTGTACAGTACTGCCGCTTGGGCTGATTAAGTTATTGTTAATAAAAAATGTGTGTCCTGGAGTGACTGTAGGGTTAGCAACACTTCCTGTAACTGTTGGCCAACTTACTGACCATTCTTCGCTTCCTACTTCTACCCAGTCGCCGCCGTCTTGGCCGGGAGCAACTCCTCTACTTTTATACCATAAAGTTCCAGGATGTAATGTAGTTAGTGTTGCACTTGCACTAGAATCCACTGCTACGTATGCGTAGTCACCGATGGATCCAATATTATTTTTTGGTTGATTACCTGAAAGTAAACTAGTATCTGTAATAACTGTCGGAACTTTATTAACAAATTTTTGTCCGCTACTAGCAGTAATAGGATTGCCGTTCCACTCGAAGATACCAAATGTAGTATTAGCTACATCTAGCCAATGGGTGCCACCTGCTGGGTTAGCTGTTGGCTCTGTAGCACTTGCTGACAGCTCGTCTAAGTCTACGTCTGCACGTACAACATATGCACGATTGCTCACACCTAGTAAGCTATATGCAGCTTGTAGACCATATTCGTTCTGCTCGCCAGCATGAATAGGATTATTATTAGCGTCAGTTTTGAAAACTGGATCGCCGAAAGTATCAGCCAAATCTTTTTGGCTGGTTAATAGATAAACTTGTCCAGCATTAGCTTTCGTAGTGCCAGGAGCTGTGCCTGTGCCGCTACCGTTAGCTTTATCTTGGGCCGATGCTACAATAATTAAAGGTACTGTACCTGGCTCAGCTGGTGTGTAAAATGACTCGTCAATAACTTTGACTTCTACGCCTGGTGAACTTAATGCCATCTGGATTCTCCTTGGAGTTTTTTGTTCTACATATATTTATTGAGAAATACCAAAATTGGCTATTTATATAACCAAGAAAAGGGGCAGAAAAGGGCAGCAATAAATACTATTATGAATAGACCTTTATGTATTTGTGGTTTCAGACCTGCTGCGGTGAACTATATCAAGAATGGTAAAACTTATTATCGTAAAAAATGCGAAACATGTTTACGATACAATGGAACAACTGTTGGTATACCCAAATGGTTCAGAGAAGGTTATAGGCAAAAATTAAGTTGCGATAAATGCGGATTTAAAAGCAAATACAAAGAGCAATTCAATGTTTACCACATTGACGGCAATCTTAATAATTGCCGTACTGCTAATCTAAAGACGGTGTGTGCAAATTGTCAGCGAGTCCTACATAAAGAGCACGGTCAATGGCGTCAAGGGGATCTTCAACCTGATTTCTAAGCTGATTATATAAATCGTCTATAGTGCCGTCATTGTCAATTTCTAAATCTATTCCTTTGTTGCCTACCCAACTGCTCTCACTAGCATGAACTTTGGCTTGATCTAAACGCATTTTGCTAATAGCCCAAGTCATATTTGTAGGACCTTGATTAAAATTAATAGCATCTTGATACCACTCTGGATCGAGACCTCTTTTAATTCTAAAAACCTTGCCTCCAGAATTTTTAATTGCAGCTATTTCGTTAGGAAATCTTACATCAGTGATGACTACATTGTCGTTAGTTTTACGAATTTTATTCTCTAAACTAGCGATCCAAATGTCATTATGAAAACCGTTACGACAAACTTCCGTACCCCAGTGTTGAAGTATCCATCTAGGTGTGATAGGTTGGCCCAGACGTTCTGTCCACCAGTCGTCTTGCTGTTCTCGCCATTCTCTGCTTTCTTTAGTACGACCTTCTAAGAGGGTGCGGTCCCAGCCGAATACACAAGCAACTGCATCTTTAAGGGTAGATGCAAAGCTGTCTCTTCTAAAACCATGGAAATTTACAAGATAGTCCGCAGCAGTGTCTTTACCTGAACCGATGAATCCAACAAAACCAATAATCATAGTGTCTCCTAACACTATAATTTATTATAATTTTGTTACTATGTCAAGAAATTAGACGCCGTATTTGTTACGCTTTGGTTTAGCTACAGGACTTGTTGTGTTCACTATATCAATTTCTGAACTAGGTCCTTTGGCAACTATGGTAGTGCTTTTGATGCCTTGGTTTTTAGCAGCTCCATCCACTTTCTTAATTTCAGCATCGGTATACATCCAAACTGTGGGCATATCCTTAGCTGGTCCTTCTTTAGGTGCAGAATGTTCAGGCTCTCCTGCCATAGCAATACCGAATCTATACATTCCGTAATATTGATCTACATGCAATTGTTTTGCATATGAAGCTGCTTCCCTAGAAGTTTTAGATAATTTTTTTGCTGCATCTTCAGTAATAATTTCGTATATTTTCATATTAACCTATTACGAATGTATATCCAGTACCGCCTGGGATATAAAGTTCTAATTCTTTTTCTAATTTTTCTATTTCTTCTTTACCAGAGCTTTTTAAATCGGCTCCATTTAATTGTCCGCTGCCGCCTGGTCCGGCAATAGCTCCAAACTTACTACGTGCTTCCCCTAGCATTAATTTACAAGTTGCTAGAGTATAATCTTTGATCCACTGATTAGCATAAAGATCTTGAATAATAACATAATCAGGACGTTTATTTTGACAGCGTAACATTAAAACTTCGCCCTCTGTAAAAGGACGCTGTAAAATACGTAAGGTTCTACTGTACTGAATCCATTGAAATTCTATATAACTTCCGAATATTTTACCTACCATTTCTTGATAACTGGCAAACATATAATATGTTGCAATACCACCTAACATAGTACTGTTTAACAAATATGTATTTGTATATGCTAAGTTAAAAGGTTCAAAATTAGTACCAGTTCCGCCACCAGTTCTTGATCCTAATGTACGCCTAAAAACACTCTGTACATTGATAATTTCTTCTGGTAAAATATAATCGTTTTTGTCTTTTTCTAGGGTAAGAAATGTATAACTTTCTTCTACACTATTAGGACTACGCTGTTTAAATTTATTAAGAGCTTTGTCTAGAGCTACTTCGTAATGTGCTGGATCTAGTTCAACATCAATCATTCCATCGCCCAACATTAGTCTAACATAATCAAACACTGTTTGTTTAACTTGTTGCGGATTGTTAGGTAAATTGGTTTCATTAACAGCCATAGCGATCTCCCACACTTATTTATCGCTAAATATTGTACTATGCCACGTATATCACTTTACCGCCCCGAAAAAGGGCAAGATTACAAATTTATAGATCGCCAAGTCAGTGAAATGTTCACAGTTGGCGGAACGGACGTCTATCTGCACAAGTATCTTGGGCCAAAAAACCCTAGTGACGAAAATGCAACAGCAGATCAGCCCCAATATGATATTCTAAAAGAAACTAATATACAAGATTTACTATTTTTAGAAAATCGAGATAGAAAATACAGCGAAGATATTTACAGAATACGCGGGCATTATCAAGTTCAGGACATTGATTTTAATCTAAGCCAATTTGGTCTGTTTTTAGACAACGATATGGTTTATATGACTGTACATATAAACGACTTTGTAACTGTAGTGGGCAGAAAACCCTTAGCAGGTGATGTATTAGAATTACCTCATTTAAAAGACGAATATGCCTTGAACGAATTTGACACAGCATTGCCTAGATATTTTGTTATTGAAGATGTCGGCAGAGCCGCTGAAGGATTTAGTGTAACGTGGTGGCCACATCTTTATAGATTAAAGCTTAAAAAAATAGCAGATTCTCAACAATATGCAGATATTTTAAATCGACCATCTGACGAGGATGCAAATTTTACTGGCGAGTACGATCCTAATAGGACATATAATCCAGGCGAAATTGTAAAATATCAAGGAATTTTATATACTGTGACTGCTACAACCACAGGCAATGTTCCACCAAATACTAGTTATTATAGTGTTTATAACGGTAATACAATTCAAGATATTCTAAGCACTTATAATAAGAGTTTGGAAATTAATGATGCAATTGTTAATCAAGCAGAAGCTGAGACTCCACT